TTTCGCAAGGGCGTGCAGCAGTACGTGTTCGAGCACGACTCACGGCGAAACGCCTCCACTAGGAGCAACTGGCGGGACTGGATCCTGGCGGAGCAGCGGCCTAATTTGGTCGTTCGATTTCCTGGGGGTGATGACACAGCGCGGATCGCCAAACACGCCAAGGATGTGGGGGTGAGCGTTTGGGAGCCATACCCCAGGCTCAGCTATACGCCGTCATTCAACGGTGGTTGAGTCCTCTGCGCCTTCGATTCCTTCGGCCTGCAGAGTCTCCAGCGTGATGGTCGAGGAATAACCGCTGCTGCTCAGGCTGTGCCTTACGTCGGTGATGATCCAGGCCGTCTCATCGATCGGTCGCTTGTAGCCGCTGACGACGACAGGCCGCTGCGGCATCAAGTCCGCACGGCCATAGGCCAGCGTGATATCGAACGAGAAAATCCCCCGCTGAATTCGCAGCCACTCAGCCCGCGCGGCGGCCAGTGCGTCGGCCTTGTTGGCAAAGGTGTGCTTCAGCGTTTTGGCCCGGCCGCTGATGCCGGCCACCACGCTGCTGCGCGTGCCGCCCTTGGCGCTGTTGTAGAACGCTTTCACCCCGCTGTACGCGTCCCGGTCGCTGCGCGCGTAACGGTGGCTGTCGCCGTCGCTGCGCACGATGCGCACGGGCGGCAGGGCTGTGCCGCTGGGGGTTCTGGCGGCCCGGGCTTGGCTGAAGAGCAGCCGCCCGTTCTTCACGTTGCACAAGCAGTCGAACTGCCGGGCCAGCCGACGCAGGAAAGAGGCGTCCGACTCGTCGGCCTGATCCGCATGATCGAGGGACCGTTTGGCGATCTCGGCTGCGACGATGGCGGTGAGCTTGTTCTGCGACGCGATGGCTCGGACGACGGCGCCCACGGTGGTCTTGTGCCAACTGCGGTCCTTGAGGTTGCGCAGGCTGTCGAGCAGATCCGCGGCGCGAGCGCGGATGGTGATCACGTCGGGTGTGCCGCTGTATTCCACAGCCTGGATGGTGTAGCTGCCCTTGTCGACCAGACCGAGCGGAAAATCTGCCGCGCCGGCTTGGCCATAGGTGCCGGTCACGTGGTCGACGCCATTGGCTTCCCATCCGATGGCCACGGTCAGCTCGTCTCCGGTCTCGGGCAGCTCAAGTGCGCCGTCGTGATCGCTGACCACGATTTCGACTTCGTCGGCCTCGTTTTCGCGGTTGTCGGTGATCGACAGGCTGACCAGGCGGGGCGCGAGGCGGGCAGAGACATCGCGCCCCTTGACCGTGACGCGCCATGCCGGCCGAAGGTTGCCCGCCGGCCGTCGACCTCGACCGCCCCGAGACTGCGCCTGTGCCAGTGTCTTCTGGATCTCTGCGATGTCGCTCATGCCACGGCCTCGGCACCGTCCGACAGGCTGGCCACGCGGTCCACGTCGCCAATCGGATCATCTTCATCGGTGCGGCGCAACGACAGGGTGAACTCGATTTTGCGGGCCTGTCCGTCGCTCAGGAAATAGCTTTTCGTCTCCTGCAGATCGGTGATCACGAATGCCCCGTAGGTGATGCCCGATCCCTCGACCAGGGCCCAGGCGTGGCCGAGGTTGCCCATGGCGCGCAGGGTGTCGAGCGATTCGGGGTCGCCGGCGAACTCTGGGACCATGCTGCCGTTGAGAGTGATCGTTTCTTCACCGGCGCCGACGAACTGGGAGGCGTCGCGGGCACCGACGCGGGATTGAGTGGGGTGCTTCCAGCTCGTGCGGTGCTGCAGCTCTTGATACGAGGCCGTCGACAGCGAGAACACGAATTGCCCCAGGCAAAGCATCATGGCGGTGGCTTTCAGTTGATGGAGTCGATGAACATGCTCTTGACCCGGGCCGCTTTGGCGCGCTCGATCTCTTGGAGCTTGTCCGCGACGATGCGGCCGATGGCCATTTCGTCCATGCCGGGGCCGGCGTGGATGTGCAGGTTGATGGTGTCGCCCTGCACGGTGATCGGGGATCGGGGTGCGGCGGCAGACATGGCGGGGCGGTTGTCGATGCGAGCGGGGCGCAGGCCCGGCCCGGGTGCCTCGATGCCGGCGGCGGCCATGGCGGGCAAAGCGACGGCCGAGGCTGCAGCCATGCCCAGCGCGGCCTTGCGCAGCATGCCCTGGGTGCTCTGGATGCCCTGCGCTGCGCCTTCGCCCACGTTGACGCCGGCGGCCATGAACACGCGGCTCGGCGAGCGGATTCCCAGCGTGTCTTTAAACGAGCCGATTGCGGACGACGCCGCGCCTGTGATGGCGTCGCGCACGCCACCGAGAGCGCCGGTGATGCCACTGATAAGGCCCTGCATCATGTCGACGCCGAACTGCCCAAACTTCGCCGGAAGGGTGGCCATGAACGCGAACACCTGGGCGAACCACGCGACAAAGACCCCCGGCAGCGCGGCAGCACCCGTGCTCAAGCTGTTCCAGATGTCACTGAAAAACCCTTTGATCGGCTCCCAGTACCTGTAGATCAGAAATGCGGCCGTGGCGATGCCTGTCACTGCCAGACCGATGGGGTTTGCCAGAAGCAAACGCCCGAGCCACATGGCTGTAGTTCCGGCGAGCCGGAAGGCTCCTGCGAGCACCCGCACGATGCCGCCCAGCAATCCGCCTTGCACGCCGAGCTGTGCCAGTGCGAAGCGAACCAGCATGACCTTGCCGACGACCAAACCCAACGTGATCGCCAACACGCCGAATCCAGCCATGACAACAGCCAGGACCACAGCGATCATGGATAGAGCTTTGGTGAGCGCCGGGTTTTCCTTTGCCCAGTTCCCAACACCTCGGGTGATTTCGGTGAGACTGTCGATGGTCGCGCGCATCCATCCATCGTTGGATTCGCCGATGTTGATGCGGACGGTGTCCCAAGAGCTGGAAAGTTCGTCGAGGCTGCCGCGCATGTTGTCGGCCATGACCTTAGCGGTCTCAGCCGCGGCGCCCTGATTCTCGCGCACGACCTTGAGGTAGTCGACGATGCCGTTGCTGCCAGCCTTGTTGATGATTTCCGTCATCGCGGCGGCCGGTTCTTCGCCGAAGATATCTTTCAGCGCGGCCATCTGGTCGCCGCTGCCCATCTTTTCGGTCTTGGCGGCGATCTCGGCCAGAAGCGGAATGATCGGCTTGATGTTGCCCTGCGCATCCTTGGTGTTGATGCCCAGTTCCTTGAGCTGCTTGGCCGCGCCAGACGTGGGGGCGGACAGGCGCAGCAACATCGCACGCATGGCAGTACCGGCCTTGTCGCCCTGAATGCCCACGTTGCCCAGCAGACCAGCCATGGTGGCGGTGGTTTCCAGATCGACGCCGGCTGCGCGTGCCACCGGCCCGACGTAGCTCATGGTGTTGCCCAGCATTTCCAGGCTGACATTGCTGCTGGTGAAGGTCTTCGTCAGGATGTCCGCGACCTTGCCCATTTGAGAGGGATCAATGCCGAAAGCGCTCAGGATGTTGGAGCTGATGTCAGAAGTTCGTCCGATCTCCACGTCGCCCGCCTTGGCCATGTCCAGCATGCCAGGCATCGCATCCATGATGGCCTTGGGCTTGAAGCCTGCCATGGCAAGGAAGGCCTGGCCCTGCGCTGCCTCTGTCGCACTGAACATCGTGGAGTCGCCCAGGTCTTTGGCTTGCTGACGCAGCGCTGCGAGGTCGGCGCTGTTTTTCTGAAGCCGCGCCAATGCCTGGACCTTGCTCATGGTGGCGTCGAACTCGACGCCCTCGGCCATGAAACCCGTAAACGCGCTGCCGGTGGTACGCCCGGCCTGCAGCCCGCCATATCCTGCGCCCATCGTGGCGGCACTGCGCATGGCGGCCTTGCTCTGCTGTTCCTGGATGGCGGTCAACTTACGCTGCTGCTCGCCTTGGCGTCGCAGGGCGTCGGTTTTCCGATTGAGCTCGGCCGTCGTGCTCGCAATGCTGCCGCGCAGGTTGCGCTCATGCGTGGCCAAGCTGCTGACGCTGATGCCGGCAGAAGTGAGCTTGTCGCGCAAGCCCTGGGCCTTGATGCTCTGCTGCTGCATGCGCTCGCCGAGCTGAGCGGCCTCGCGCTTTGCAGCGGTGAAGTCCTTCGTCATCGCCTTGGTAGGGCTGGCCGTCTTGGCCATTTCCTGGGCGAGCTGTCGGATGCGGTTCTGCGTTGCCTGCAGGGACGATTCAGTCTCCCGCATACCGCCGCGCAGCTTTCTAAACTCTGCAATGTCGCTCTGTGCTTTCTCCAGTTGCTTGAGCGATGCGCGCGTGTCGCGCAAGCCTTGGGCGGTGGACTTGCTCTGCCGGTCCACGCCGCGCAATGGGGCGAGCACCTTGTCCACCATGGACATCACGATTTCGAGCTTGAGCGGGGTTGCCATGGTGGTGGGTGACTATCATTTTTCTGGGTTGAGACGGACGCGGGCGCGTTCCCGCCACTCCATCAGTTCGGACAGTGGCATGTCATCCATGTCCGCAGGCCGCCAGTGAAAGGCGGTGGCCAGATCGGCCATGCCGTCCTCTACGTGGTCTGGAATTCCTCGCGGATACTCCGCCGCACGAAAAAACTCACCAGCTCCGTGCCCAGGGCCGTCAAGTCGGCCGGGTCCAGGGCCTCGACCTCGTGGCGCAACAGGGTCGGCGTGGTCACGCGCGGCAGCAGGAGCTGCAGCGAGCTGACATCCATCTGCAGCAGCTCGGTCAGCTTGATGCCGCGCAGTGCGCCGGCGTTGGGCTTGCGCAGGGTGACGGACTTGATCGTCTCGGTGCCGCGCGCGACCGGGAAATCGAGCACCACGGTGTTGGGCTGCAGCTCGGCCGCAGGCGTGCTGTCGGCAACTGCGTCATCGCTGGGGACGGCGGACGGGGTGGCAG